ACACTGTAGAAGCGAAGGAATTTCCTTCGGGATGATACTGCCTCTTGTCAGCGCCAACTGTCTGCGCTCTTTGCTGATCCTGCGTCTGTCTCAAAAGACGATAATATGAACGCTTCGCTGGATCAGCAAAATCGCTCTCTTTAAACTGTTTAAGAGCAAGAGCAATCCAAATTGCTCTTTGAACCGTCAACGGTTCATCCACAAGCCTCCGGCTCAGAGTAACTGACTCACTTTTAGCCTGAGACAGGGATTTCAGCTTGCTTTGGAAATTAGGCACATCAGCGAACCGACGCTCTTTTTCCAGCATAGCCGCAAGCCGACGTTCCCTAGCATCATCTAAGGTGATGCGTTCAGGCTCTTTATAGAACTTTTTATATCTAGAGAACTTACCCATGTAAGGACCTAGTTAGGTAATCTAGTAAGGCACCACCTAAAGCCGATATTAAACCTATCAACCATTTTTTAAGATTTTCACTCATTTTTGGTGTCACCTAGCACAGTACATATCAAGTAAGAGTACTGTTTTTAACCACGGGAGCCGCAGCAGGACTATCTTCAGATTTAGTCACAGCGGGCGACGGAGGGGCGGCTGTTGGTTGACCGCCCTCCGCGCCCGCCCCTTTACCACCTACCGCGATTTCTGACTTCTTAGCAGGTGGAGCCTCGAAAACCTTCTCGTAAGGCGTCAGCGGATCTATAGGATCATCATCAATATCAAAATCGTCCGCCTCTTCAAACGTCTCAAAATCATTTTTATCAACCGCCTGCCGAAACGCTTCAGCTCGAACCATACTCCTAATCATACTCGCCAAATCAGGGGGCGCAGAATAACCAACAGGCGGAGCCATAGGCACGGGGTCAGGCAACTCAAAACGACCATCAGCACTCAAATTAGAGCGAACCTGTACGCCATCATCATCAACGTTATCCATAACCAACCTCCTAGAATGTCATTGACGAACCTTCGCCAGCAACCAATCGACGCGCTTGGATCGAGTGGTTAGCCATCACATACAAGTTATCGGCACTCGTATCAGCAAATACACGAGTAGCCGGTACACACTGAGTGAACGTAGAATTTAACGCAGGATCAGAACCAAACTCACGTGAAAAATGCCACGTGTCCAAACTAGACCTAAACAAACCAGCGACCGAACTTTCCTCACGACGATACTCGTCATAACGATCCTGGTACCCGAACACCACATTTCCATCTAGTCGCACATCTGCCTCTAAACCACAAACTCCCTGTTGACCGATATGCTGCAACTCTCTCTGCCAGTAATCCGTTTTATTACCAGCAATTCCTCCCATACCATTAGTCATTCCACGCAGAAAACCACGCTTCACACGCTGAGAATACATCGTACGCGGCCGCACGCTCATAAGCGTCATTACTATTCCGTGTTCCTCGAAAAACCTTCGGTATCTATTTGTTCGCATCGCCGAGATACCGTGACCTGCCATCTGTCCAACACCCGTTTGAGCACCAGCACTTGTTCCCCCTGTCTGAAGAACTTCACTGAATTGTATGGTCTGACGTCCACCTCCCAAATATTCGGGACGTTGTAGCCGAGCATCCGACGATCTAACACCGAGATATCGCAAATACTCAGTATAACGAGAACCGTACCGAGCTCTAGCTTCCTCGAAACGCTGCAAAGCGAAAGCCTGCCGAACTGTATTGATATCAACAGACGTAGCCTGCGACAAATCCGCCATAAGATCATCGCCAGTCGTAGTATTACCACCACCGATTCGCTGCAACTGAGATATCGAACCACTAGCAGCCATTTCCAACAATTGCATACCACCAGCATTAAACTCTCCCACAGGAGCATGCGTACCCAACGGCAAAGTAACCGACGGCCCTTTCAATACCCAAGGCCTTGAGCTAGTAAGATAATCCTTTTCCCACGAAATAAACTGCAACTCAGTACTAGTAAAAGCATCAGCACCAGCAACATTAGCAACATTAGCTTTCGTGTTTAAATCTTCATCCCGATAGAACTCATTCCAAATCGTCTGGTACGCACGAAACGGTAAAGCATTAACTCGCAAATCCGCATCACTCACCTCAGTAGGAACACCTAAATAATCCGCCAAACTACCTACAGCGGGCTCCGTACTAAAATCTATATACGGATGAACGTCCGTATTACTACCATCAGCACCACCCGTGATATAACCTTCCCAACCTTCGTCATCTATCGCCTGCCATATAATACGATTAGGCACGAACCAATGATGAAACCTAACATGAACCGGATGCATTACAGGACTAACTAGAGGCGCACACCTAATCAACGCAGACGTAGCATGCTGAATAGTATCTCCCGGCAAAGCCTCGAACCACGTCACCGGAACAAGCTGACCCATCTTACAGGTCAAAAGCTTATAGTGAGATAACGAAAATTTAGACCTTTTCACAGGCTCCCCCTCTGATAATTAACCCTCTCACGACCCTCTAGCGCACGCGCATACGGACCATTGATTTCCTCAAAGACCGACGAAACAGACCGATCATTCTGCCACGCAAACGTACGCAAAATCCGCAATTTCTTCTCGAACGACGCCTGATCACTCTCCTTGAACGACGGATCACTGTCAACCATTTCTCTTAGCTTTCCCCTTAGATACCTTCCAAGCGGGAGCATCCGATCGCCGTGTCTTAACGTAACGGGGACGTCCCCTCTCATCTCTAACGAATATCGCATCATTTCCGACGCCACATTGTGCATTGCAGTTGCACCAATTCCCGGCTTCAGCGACATACGCGCAAACTCCGGGTGCTTGCCACCTAACCGAATATCCAAGCGATGCGTCATTTTCTTCACGCAATAACCGGCAATATATTGAGCACACTTCATTTCCAGAGGTGCGACCATCACATGCCCAAAATTCCAAGTCTCTCTCACAGCGGAACACGCGGGACATGGACATTCACCTCTTAAGAACCTTTGATAACCGGCGCTACACTGGGGGAAACCGAACAAGGCTGCATGGTAGTGAGGTCTGTAGGACTGGTCACCGTATTCCCCCACGATAAAGTACCTAAGGCGCCTCGGGTGTACCCGTTTGCGCAACCGCTTAAGCCAATCACGCACATGCTCAGGAACAACAGAACCCTCAGAAGGCACTGTTTCGGGACTATAGGTAAGCGTAACAAAACTACTTTCCGCATGATCCAACTTTTCCAACATCAACCTATGTGTCCACGTCCGACGTTTAGTAAGTCGGCAAGGCATACACTGACCACAGCCATATGCAGCCTTACCTGACACGAACGGCTTAACACACCGCATCAGCTCTACATCCTAAAGCCAATACGCAGACGACGACCGCCAAAGCGACGACGCCGATGAAAAGAACGACGACCAAATCTTCGCCTTCGTCCAAATCGATGAAACCTTCTCCGAAACCGCACAGCACTCACCTCCCCTCACTGATTCCAAACAAACGGGTCCCAATTCTGACCCCACCGCGCAACGTCACCACGAACACCTAATGACGGCTCCGTACGACCTAAAACCTCCTTCGCTGCAATATCCGCAGCCATTCCCAAATTAATCGGCATCGCACCTAAAGTCTGCAAAGGCGACGCAGCTTTTTCAGAAGGGATTATATGAATATTACCCTCTCGATCATAAGCTTCCTGATACAACGGAATACGACCTACTTTCCAAGGAGCCTCAATAGGTAGCGGAATACCAGGACCAGAACCAGGCTGAGCAACCACAGCCATTTTTGAAGCTGCCGCCTGATTTTTAACCGTGTCCGAATTGATATTAGCAATCTTCGCTTCAACTAACTGCTCATTCAACTGATCAAGCCTCGTAGTCTTATCCGCTAAAGCACCAATCGCACGACCAATCTGCTGCCCAGCAGCACTAACGCCAGCACCAGCGTCAGAAGCACCAACGACGTTACTAAACGATGCGGTAGGGGCTCCAAGTAAGGTAAGCCTATTAATACCCGTATTCTTTTCGGCTTCGCTAGCATCACGGGCTCTCCATTGCACACCACTTTGAGCGAACTCCTGTTGCATCAACATATTATTCCGCGCAGTCTGCTCCTGCGCTTGCGCGGTACGATCTGCACCAAATATCGAGCCAACTGAACCTAACAACGAACCAAGAAGACCTAGCATGGTATTCCCGAGCTCCAATTTCTTCTATGACGAACTCTATAACCCCGGCCTGCTTTTTTATTAGCGAACATCACCTCTCGACGAACGGACCGTTGTATACAAGGAATAGTAATCCCAGCAGTAGCAAACATAGGAAGCCAATGCTCCCCAGAAAGGACACGTCCAACATTGCCTAACCTCGCGACTGTTCCGAACACTGTAGAAGCGAAGGAATTTCCTTCGGGATGATACTGCCTCTTGTCAGCGCCAACTGTCTGCGCTCTTTGCTGATCCTGCGTCTGTCTCAAAAGACGATAATATGAACGCTTCGCTGG